TATTTCGAGATCTATAAAGAAAAAGAGGAAATGTAGTTAAACTGCATTTCCTCTTTTTCTTTGGTAGTGGGTACGAGAAGCCTAATGTAAAGTAGTAAAAGTAAATGCCAGTTATTATGGGATTATATATGCCTTATATGAATATGTTATAGATATTATAGGCTAGTATCGGTAATTAAAAAGTCCCTGATTTGGTCCCCGTTTTTTGTGCCGGGGACTATTTTTTATTGAATAAATCCATCGCATCTTTCTTAGCTTTGTCCGCAATGGCTATGTATGGCTTCATCGTTCGGTAATCTTCATGTCCAGTCCATTTCATTACAATTTCAGGGGCAATACCTAACATGATGGCATTGCTTATAAAAGTCCTTCTTCCGCAGTGTGTAGTCAGAAGCTCGTATTTCTTATAAGTTTCATCATATCGTTCCCCTCCTTTATAATAAGTGATAGATACAGGCTCATCTATGCCGCATAATTCTCCTAACTCTTTAAGACCGTCATTCATCTTTTGGTTAGATATAACAGGGAGAGCTAAATTATCTTCGTATGTCTCGTCTTTATATTTCTCTAATATTGCTTTTGAATAGTCGTTTAATTCGATCCTTAATGTCTCATAAGTCTTGATAGTCGTTACCTGTATGTGATCTTCAAATACGTTTGTCCTTTTAAGATTTGCAACGTCTGAATATCTCAATGAAGTAAAACAGCAGAAACAAAATACGTCTTTCACTTTTTCTAGGTGAGAACAAGTTATAGGAGCCTTGAAATTATATACCGTCATCAATTCTTCCCATGTAAGGTAAACTATTGTATTCTTAACCTCCTTCAATTTGGGCTGAAAGGTCGTAAAAGCCATTTCTTTGTTATATCCTTTATTGGTAGCCCACCGGAGAAACCATTTTAAATTGTCTAGGTTCTTTCTTATACTGGAATTCTTTAATCCCTTTTTCTTTGAATTGACTTGTATAGTTTGCAGGTAATCAACAAATTTGGAAAGCCCTTTCTGGGTTAAATCCTCAAACTCTAATTTAGGAGCAAACTCTTTCAGTCTACGTTGTATTGTTCTATGCTCTTTGTATGTGGATTCACTCCATTGGCTTTCGTGACCTTGTTCTATCATAAACTCTATATGATATTCAAAAATAGTCCGTTCCGGCTTCACTTTTTTGCCAAGCCTTTGGTTAAACTCATTCTTAAATTCTTCAGGACTTGGAGATATGTTTTGCTGTTCGAAATAAAAAAAGACTGTATCGCATATATCTTGATATTTTTGAATATCCCTATTAATAATAGAGGAATGCGTTTTCTTGATTCCATGGGTTGTGTTATTCTTGCATCGCTGTGCATCTGGTATCCATTTGTCTATGTCTATACGATGCCCGACGTTAAATGCAACCGTATTTCCGTCCCACTTTATCCTGTAGCGAATTTTTGCATCCAGTTTGTCTTTCTCTTTGTCTAAAAGGAATATGCAGTTTCTTTTTATATTCATAGCTTTTCTATAAAATATCGTCAGTTAGTTTTAATATATAGCATTTTTGTTGATTAATGTGTTCTATTGTTGCTTATTGCGTTTAAATTACGATAATTTGTTACTTTCTCTATTGGTTTTCTTCAACTTTTTTGTAATTTGCCTGTTCTATTATTTTACAAATAAAACATAACCTAAACCTAATATACTACTGCCTATTGAGCATATCTTTTAAAACACATATTAAATCATCCTTAGACTTTATTGTAGCGTCTTTTTCAGATATAATTCTTTCTAAATCCTGAATACGCTGTTGTAGCCTATCGAGCTCACCCGAGTTTGATTTGTCGCTTGGGTCTAGTCGCTGTATTTCAACTTCACCGGTGGACTTAATAATTTTTTGTGTACCGGATTCGGGCATAGTTACGTTAACCGTATTTCCAGAATTATTCATAGTGTTTTTGCTGTTGTCTATAGAATTGCTATTGCCAATAATGGAATCGGATAAATTTCCATTATTGATATTATAATCGCCATTAACTATAGTGCCATGTCCTGTCATAAGCCAGTCGGAGTTTACTTCGGGGAATGCTTCGATAACTTTATTTAATACGTTCATTCCATTATCACGGGATACCCAATTGTTAACTGTCTGTGGGCTTTCTCCAACTTTTCTTGCAAAATCTGCTTTAGATTTGCAAAATTGAGAAATTATCATTTTAATTCTTTCTCCATTATTTTTCATATAAACAAAAATGTTTATCTTTGCGCTGTAACAAGTTGCAGATGTTACAGAGACAAAGTGGTTAAACTTCCTCAATTAGAGGTTTAATATATGGTATCCGTAGTAGCTGCAACCTATTGCGGATATTTTTTTTCAATTAATAACTGCTAATCCAAAGTAATATGTTTGACTTTAAAAAGGATTATTATAAATATCCATTCTTATTATCATTATCAATACCTGCTATCTATCTGGTAATAGGATTAATAGCTTGGTGTTTGCCTTTGATTGTGATATCGTTAGTAGTTATTGCTATATGGTTATTAATCATGTATTTTGTCTCTGATTAATTTGATACATTTATCTATTGATGGAGATCTATATTTTATTTTTTCTAATTCGATAATTATACATTCTCCCCAATCTTTGTACACATGAAGGTAATCTTTTATCACTTCATATATTAACTCTGCTTTTTCTTCAGAGAAATGTAGATTTATAGCGGCTACTGATGTTTTAAGTGATGTAATAAATTTATCGTAATCTACGGAAGTATTTGTCATACCTCTATATCCTTCATAGAACATGCTTTCAGCAATGGCGTGATTGTTTTCATTAGAAATCTCTTCTATTTTCTTGTTTATCATTTTGATTTGAAGAAAATAGCTTCCTCCTACAAATGCTAATAATACAGTAGTTAACAAAGAGAGAATGCCGATTAGTATTCCTTGGTAATCAAAGCCTAATTCTGGCTTGTTCGGGTTTGCTGCACATATTGCAATAATGCTTATCACAAGGGCAACAACACTAAATCCTAAAGCTATGTTCTGTTTCATAATATAATAATGTGTAATCCACTCTCAATAGTTAAATAATGTTTATTACACATATTTTGTTTAATGTGAATTGTGTATTAAACAAAATGTGTGTATATTTGCATCATCGAAACGTTACAAAGATACGCAACTTTGAAATGATTCGCAATAGTACATTTATATTAAAATTAAAAAGATACGATTATGAACGCATTTACATTTTTGACAGAAACCGGAAAATTCAATAACAGTGAGATAATGAAACACGCTCACATCTTGAAGGCGTATCGTCGTATCTCTTTGAGTGAAGCTTTGAAAAAGGCTTGGTTTCTGGCAAAGAGACAGCAAAAAGAATACAGAGAGGTTGAAGAGGAAAAGAAGTCTTTCAAGCCGGTGTTCAATGCAAGCAAGGGAAATGTATTGAAAGCGTTCTTTGCCGATAAATATACTAACTATGATAGCTCTTGGAGGTAATTATGAGTACAGAACAGATTAATGAGAAATTGGCTTTCCTTCATCAATACGTGAAGGATCTGGAGAAGAGAGATGAAAAGACCGTTCAGTTATTGACTGCCTTTAATAAGCCAAAGAAATGGATTATGAATTACCTTTTCAATTTGATAAGTGAATACGAAGCTCTGTTAGGTTAGAATCTACGAAAGAAGCGAGCGAAACGCTTTCGAGCACAACGGTAAACCGATGAATCCTAATTCGGGATGGGAGGCTTAACCCTCAAAAATGAAGCCGTGTTCAGGGCACGTTAAAGTAGCCTGCGCAGATAAGCAGTATAGCCGATGCGGAGTATAGCGTAATAGCCAACCAGCGATGATATGAGCGGAAGGAAGCAACGTGAGTAAGTAATATATCGAAAAAAATCAGTCTGAAAAACATCGTCTTTATCAGTAAGAAAACGGGGTTAGGCGTCCGTACGCTGATTACAATATAGCCCTACTGACGGATTGAACGGCAGCCGATAGCGAGAATCGGGTAGGGCACAACCACTTTAAATTTATAAAAATGAAAGAAATTATAGCCAAATTGGTAGAAACAACCAATTACCAAAGATTTTATGAGTTATCTGAACCAATTTATAAGGGTAGAAGATTCGGTAGTGATGTCGATATTATACGAGAACTTGAAGAATGCAAGGAAAGGATGGATCCAGAATACAAACGTATTATTCGTACAGATGGGTGCCATATTATTTGCGTTTCAGATGCATTCACTCATATTGAAAGGCTTGTATTTGTTGGCGAAAAGTTTACGTCAGGATATGGTAGCATTGGCATTCATATAGACGGTTCCCATACCATTAGGATACATGGCGGTGATGAAAGATATGTCTATCCAGATGAAGTGTATTTAAGGCATTTGGGGATAATCAATGGTGTAAAAATCAATATTGAAAAATAATTCCATAGACAAATTTTTGTTTTGTAATTTTTATTTTGTGTTTGTGTTGTATAGTGTACGGTCTGTGAAGATAGTGCACTTTTTAATAAGGATGGTTAGCTTATCGGTTAGAGCTTAGTGTTGCGTAACCAATTATCACGATTGAGAGAGGTTCGATTCCTCTACCATCCACAATAATAATCAAATAATTAATCTTATGAAACGTACTCCACTATTAGCAATTTGGGCAATATCGTTCGCATTAACAATATTGCTTGCAAACGAAATGAATATTGTATTCTGGCTTTCGTTTGCTGTATTTGCATTATGTTCCATATACATGGAAAAGCACCAAAAAAGACTAAAAAGAGAGAGTGATAGAAGAAAAGTGATATAGGTATGCGGTTCGGGAGAATAGCTGTTTTATGTGTGAAAATTCGTGTCGATTAAGTCCTGTATCTGATGTGATACAGGCAAACGGGCAATTAGTTTAATGGTTAGAACGCACTCGCACGGGTGAGAAAAAGGTTCGATACCTTTATTGTCCACAAATAAATATAAATAAAAATATTATGGAAAAAGAAATTATAGTTGACGAAAAATATCGAACAACTAAGTTATTCGATATGATGAAAGTGGGAGATATTTATAAAGTGCCTTTTGACGAATCACGGCACACCGGTATTAAATCGGAAGCTGTTAGGCGAAATCGGGAAGCCAGGCTGGTCAATAAATTAAAAGCCAACATGGATCTGATGTTCCGGGTTTCAAAAACAGAGCATCCGGGATATACTTCTATTATTCGATTGAAGTAATTTTAAAGTTTAACGGTTATGCAAAGAATATTGACTGAACTTACTCCAGAGTGTGAACTTACTACTCAAATGTACATTTCAGGACTGGAGAAAGAAGAAATTGCTGAAATAAAGTGTAGAGCATCTAGCACTATTAATAATCAGTTACAGAAAGCTTTTCAAATTCTTCGAGTTAAAAACGGCCGTGAGCTGTGCCGTAAATTTTATGAAAGACTTTCTGGTATAGAGTTTTCTTTTGATTTTTCACCTGTAGTTCGTGCGTCTGCCGCTTGGGTGTTTATTGGTATATTTTCCTTCTCGCTTTTACATGAACAAGGTGATATAAGGAGGGGAAGAAGAACCAGAATAGAAACCATTGTAAGAGTAAGGAGGATTTAACAATGATTGGAGTAGAAAGAATATTGGATGATACCCCTCTGTTTAAATTAACAGTTGGAGAATTTAAAAAATTATTTGAAAGCTTAGTTCCAAAGCCCCAAATAGTTGAAGAGGAAGAGTATGTATATGGATATAAAGGACTCGCTTCTTTATTAGACTGCTCTATTTGTAAAGCTAAAAATCTCAAATTGAGTGGTAAAATAGACAAAGCTATAATTCAAGAAGGCCGTACAATAATGATTGACAAGAAAAAGGTTTTGGAGATTTTAAAGAATCGTAAATAACCATTCATTTATTAATTAACCCAATGCCGGATTTAAAGGAGTCCGTAGAGTGCAAGCCTCTGTATTTGAGTTTTACATGTTCTATACTATCCTAGTGTCCGTTGGTTCGGTATCTAGGAACAAAATTTTGTCGTTTAAATACGATTTTGGAAGCGTCGGTTCGTGAGGATAGGCGCTTTATTTATTTCGATTAACCACTTTAATAATATATATAGTTATGAAAAAAGTAATTGTAAGAGGAGATCGTTCCGGTGTATTTTTCGGAGAGTTAGTAGAAAGAAATGGTAGTGAGGTTAAGCTCGCAAATTGTCGTAGATTGTGGTATTGGGATGGTGCTGCTAGTATATCTCAATTAGCAGTTAATGGTACGACTACCCCATCTGAATGCAAATTCACAGTTACGGTTCCAGAGATAGAGATTCTGGATGTGATTGAAATTATCCCGTGTTCGGATAAAGCTGTAAAATCTATTGAAAGTGTACCGGTATGGGCAAGGTAATGGAAGATAGAATAAAACAGTTTCTAAATATTGGCTCTGGCGATGGCTATGGCGTAAAATCCATAAATGGAAATCCTATTTATGTAGTAGATAATATACCTACTATTATCACAAATGTAAAAGGTAATATCTCAAAAGGTTTTATCCTTCATTCTGACTTATCTCTTACTCCCTGTTTTATAGTAAAAGAGAATAATCAATTTTCTCATGGTAATACTCTACATGAGGCATTTGAATCTTTGCAAGAAAAGCTTTATGATGATAGTACAGAAGAGGAAAGGATCCTTAAGTTTAAAGAACATTTCTCTGACTTTTCTAAAAAGTATTCTGCTAAAGACTTGTTTATATGGCATCATGTACTCACAGGGAGTTGCAAGGCTGGAAGAGAAGCTTTTTGCACGGATAAAGGTATAGATGTAGACAATGATAGGTTTACCGTCTATGAGTTTATAGAACTGACTAAAAATTCGTATGGCGGTGATATTATCCGCAGACTATCTTAACTTAATCCCGGTTTGCTTTGATCGGCACTCCGGGAGCAATTTAAACCACTTTAAATAATATAAGATATGCCAATTATTAAAAAAAATGACGTAACTCCTGAACGTCCAGTGATTATCGTGCTATATGGCACACCGGGAACAGGAAAAACTTCTGTTGCTACAACTGCATATAATCCTCTTTTAATAGATACAGATAGAGGATATGATAGAGCTGTACAACGATGTGATACCCTTATCGCCAACAAATGGGAAGACATAACGGCGGAATATGAAACAATGAAGTCTTATAGTACTATCATTTGCGATACTGCTAAAGCGTGCTTGGATGATTATCTGATGAATTTTGCTGTAAAAAACAACTACAAGTTAGCAACCAATACTTTAAAAAGATTTGGGCAAATAGCAGAAGACTTTAAGTCGTTTGTTAATCAACTTCGTTCTAATGGTTCTGACATTATTTTTATTTGCCATGATAAAGAGGTAGCGGAGGGTGACATTATAAAGCATTCACCGGATTGCACAGGACAGAGTAAAGATTTGCTTCTCCGAATTGCTGATCAGGTTGGATATATATCTAAAGTAAACGGTAAGCGCACTATTTCATTTGAGCCAACTGATACTTTTATTGGGAAAAATGTAGCACAATTAAAGATGATGGAAATACCTGAATCATCTAGTGCTGATTTTTCTACATTTATGGCAAATGTGATTTCTACAGTAAAGCAGGCAATACAAAATAAATCAGAGGAACAGAAAAAAGCAAATGAGATGCTTTCCTCTTTGAGAGAACAACTTGCAGCTGCTATGACAGATGAAGATATAGCTGCCCTTATCGAAGCAATGAAAGAATTACCACAAGTACTTCAGTATCCGTTTTTCTCTGAAATGAAGTCTAACCTTGCATCCAAGGGGTATAAGTACGAAAACAAGAAATTCGTAAAAGATGCAGCCGCTTAAGCCTCTTATAAGAGTTACACAACTCGAAGCATACAGAAAGTACATTGAACAGAGCGAATATGCCAATTATGAAATTACCGAGCAATCTGTAATAGAAAGCATAACAGGCGTATTTGCCGGAAATGAATACACTCGCATAGGCACCGCTTTCCACTCCATTGTGGAAACGGGGAAGCCTGTGTGTGATAAAGTTTCTGCCGGTGAACGTACCTTCCTTTACTACGGAAAAGAACAGAAAGAACCAGTTCCTTGTGGACGCAAATTCAATATTGATGGGTTCGATGTTATTTTGGATGTAAATCAGTGTAAGGTCGCAATGGATTACCGCAACGAACACCCCGACGCTTTTCATGAAATACGCATTTACAAAGATTTTGGAGATGCTGTCATAACCGGATGCGCTGATATGATAGACGGTATAGAGATACGGGATATAAAGACTAAGTATTCTTACCCGTCTGATACTGACTATATCAATTCTTGCCAATGGCGGCTTTATCTTGAGATTTTTAAAGCGGATATATTCCATTTCGACCTATTTGTGTTCGATGGCTATAAAATAGACAAGCATGGATATGATGTAAGAGGGTTACCGCTTGAAAGATATTCTCCTGCGATAACCTGCTATCGCTATGATGGGATGGAACGGGATAATAGGAATTTGCTTCGTTCATTTCTAGAATGGGCGGAATACAGGGATTTAGTTAAATATTTAATAAAAGAATAATTATGAGTAGTTTATTTGGTAGTATCTGCCTTTCGGAAATTCCCCGTGAGCAGATGAAAAAGGTAATGTGTAAAGATGGTAAAGAGCGTATTTTCCTAAATATATGGGTAGGGGAGCGTAAAGAACCTGCTACATTTGGGAGTAACACTTACACGCACTATGTATCCTGTTCTCCTAAGAAGGAAGAAAGGAAAGATGGGGTAAATTATTTTTTGGGTGATTTGCAAACTTATAATCCACAACCAAGTGCTCCAAGTATGGAACAGGTTGATTCAGCCCCCTGTGTTTCTCCTGCAGATGATTTGCCATTTTAAATATGTTATACGACCTATCTAATCCATTGCAGGCGGAACAGTTTAAAACCCGTTCCGCTTTGCTTGTTAAAAACGGGAAAATAGTAGAACTTACAGAAAAGAAGCCGATACGCACCGACAAACAAAACCGGTATTTGCACGTCATTTTAGGGTATTTTGCTTGTGAGACAGGCAATACCTTAGAATATGTAAAGCAAAAGTATTTTAAAATACTATGCAATAAAGACATATTTATAAAGGAGGTTTCTGATAAGTATTTGGGTAACATCAAAGTTCTACGTAGTTCTGCTGAATTAGACACAGAAGAAATGAGTAACGCAATTACTCGTTTTAGGAACTGGAGTTCTGGGGAAGCAGGAATATATCTTCCTAGTCCCGACGAAGATCGACTATTGCAATTAATGGAGATAGAGGTCCAAAGAAACAAAAATTACATTTGATTCCAAATAACAGCTATTTGGAAGTTTTTAAATAGAATAATGCGAAAAACTAAAGTAATCCATGTCTACCTGATCTTCGAAAAGCGGAACTATTACTTCAGTTCGGTAACGGGTATCTTCCGGCATTTATCCGAAGATCAGATAGGCATCAGACAAAGCACATTGTCTCACAATACGGAAAAATACTATTGTAACCGGTAGGGCTATAATCCGCAAGAGTGAGCTGTTAAGATAGCTTTGTTAACCTTTTTACCCCAGCCTGCCTGTCTGTGAAGATTGGCGGGCGAACATGGGACAAAATGGTCATAGGGCGCTAAGACTAAATGAACGGAAATTCTAAGTGTACATAAGAATGGATGTCATCAAGACCGGTGCCGGGGATGTGTGAGTAAATTTAGTCGAAAACCTATCCGGACGATACTTGTTCAGGTTCGACTCCTGATTGTCCCACATGAAAATAATAATCACCAAACAAGAATACCAGACGATAGTCCGGTGCTTGAAAACATCAGAAATCCTCATTAGGGGATATAATTCGAGAGATGAAGATATGATTCGTAAAACAAGAAAGAAACTTCAAAGAAATTATGAGAACCGTAGAAATAATGACAGAGGTTGAAGTAGACCTTGACGATTACGTTGATGAAATTCTTGAAGAGTGTGACGACGATGAGCTAATTAAAGAAGTTGAGAAGCGGGGACATAGAGTTTATAGAAAAGGAAATCGTGTAGTAGCTTTTGGAGATCAACCTGTAAATTTCAACTCTCCGGAAGATTTAAGAAGATTCCTGTGTGATATAGCAGGTGTTGGATATTATACGAGTAACGAAACGCTTCTCAATGAAATAAAATCAAAATTGCCATGACATTCGAAGAAATGAAAGCCCAGTATTGCGGCAAAAATATTCGCAAGAAGCCGAAAGGTGAGGAGCATCAGATACAAGCATCTTGTATTCGATGGTTTCGCCTCCAATATCCCCAGTTAAAAAACATTCTATTTGCCATACCCAACGCAGCAAGGAGAAGTGCAAGAAACGGTGCCTATATGAAGGAAGAGGGTATGCTTGCTGGGGTTTCAGATTTGATCTTGCTTAAAAGTAATCGTTTCTATAGTGCTTTATGCATAGAGATGAAAAGGCCGGGAGAATACCAAAAGCCTATACAAAAGGAATGGCAGAAAGCGGTTGAATCTGTAGGGAATAAATATGTTGTCTGCCGTTCTTTGGAGGAGTTTATAGCTGAAGTAACAGATTATTTAAAATGAAAATATATGAAAAAGAAATCCGACAAGCATATTATCCGCCCGGACACCTGTGCAAAATGCAACAACGGGCGAATAATTCCAACCGAGAAAGGCAATCCACGAGTAGTTTATTGTAGTTTCTTTAACCGTCGGTTTGTGGCCGACAGCAAAAGAAACTGTATTCATGCGTATTAAATTTATGGACGGATATACATTGACAGAGAAAATGAGAAAAGCACGAAGACGTAATCGGCTTACCGCTACCGAACAGGCACTATTCCACGAATTAGTTGCCGTTTGTAACAGCGAGGGTTGGGAGGACGTTTTCAGTTGCTCGAATATCGAACTCTGCTGTGCTCTTAATATCGACGAGAAAACTTTAGTCCGTGCCAGGTTATCTCTAATTAATGCCGGGTTGATTTATTACAAGTCTGGTAAAAGTAAAAGAACAGTTGGAATGTATTCTTTTGAAAAGGCCTTTGAGAATTCGATTGTGAGTTCAACTACCGGAAATATTCCGGTAGATAAGCCAGCCCAAGAGACAGTAGATGCGCCAGCCAATCTGCCAACCAATATGGGAACCAATCAGCCAACCAATGCGCCAGACTATATATATAAAACTAAAATAGAAACTAAACTAAAAGATAATATAGGGGAAACCTCAAAAAATAAACAATTTGTTCCTCCTTCTTTTGAAGAAGTTTCTGCGTATTGCATGGAGAGAAAAAATGATGTTGATCCGCAAAGATGGATGGATCATTACACTTCTAACGGATGGATGGTTGGCCGCTCTAAAATGAAAGACTGGAAAGCTGCTGTGCGGACGTGGGAGAAGCGCAGGAAGGGGGGGAACCATGACCAGCCAGAGCGATATTTCACTGCTGCTGACATTCCGGGCAGAAATGATTGACCCATCCCTGCCGACAGGACTTTGGTGGTGCGCTACGCCGGAGGACGCGGCGGCGGTTGGTATTAACGCCGTGTGCAAGAACAGATACGCGGCTTGGGAGGACTTAGCTGCCTGCACGGAGTTTATCACCCAGTTCTGCTATGTGTTCGTCGCAACACCAAACGATGCAGACCGGGAAGAGATTGTAGGCCAGCTCCAGAAGTGGGTGTCGGTCACTATCCTTGTGGCGGATAAGGCGGCGTTTCGCGGGAATGAATCAGTGGTCGAACTGCTGGACAATGCTGGCCCAAAGGCGGTAGAAAGCCTTTTGTTTGGCGCTTTGGATGTGCCGAGGCCGGGGCTGCTGCGGTTCTGCGGCGGAAGATTTCGTCCAAAGGGGGCCATATGAATCACAGGAATTCCGTCCATTGGCTTTTGCGGGAAGAAGAGCTGCTGGGCCGCCTCCTGGCTGTGAAGTAAAGTAACTGGGGAAATGAACAGATGGTCGTGACAGTTTTTCTTCCGGAATCGGGGATGTGTCATGTGGGTAAGATACTTCGTCAAACATGTAACGTCTGAACATTCATTCCAGATATTGAGATAAGCGCGTTCCTCTCCGGACTGATGTCCGCGGAGAAGTGCACTGTAATTGCCTGCCACCGTGACAGCAGCATCCTGGTCGGGGGCTACGATATAGGCGGCTACCTCCTCAATATTTCCCATGCCGTCGATCCGGTGGTCGGCGCCCGCAACCCGCAGGTCGGGCTTCCGGAAT